AGATGCTGCAAAAACAGTTGCAGGTTTTAGCGGATTATCTAGAGATAAAGCACAGGCTGCCATGGATCAAGCAAGTGCAGATGCTTCAAGGTATGGGGCTAATGCTACAGGCACAGAAAAAAGAGGAGTTGAAAATATTGGACGTAACGATGATGGTAGTGCTCAACCAGGATCAATAGCAGAAGCAAGAGATAAAGTTGGAGAGCAAGAAGCAGAAAAAAGTAGATCAGTAGATAGAACTAATGCAGTTGGTAATAAAGCTAGAAGCAATGAAGTTGGAGATAAACATGGGAATGCTGTTACAGATAGCAAAGGAAATGCTGTAAATACTAAAAGTAAATCAAAAACTAAATCAAAAACTAAATCAAAAACTAAAAAAGGTAGAAAATCTTCTAAAGCAGCACAAGGCGGTAAAGGCGGTGACAATGAATGTTTCTTAGCAGGTACAATGATTAGTATGGCAGATGGAACTAAAAAAGAAGTTGAAAAGATAGATCTAGGAGATATTGTTGAAGTAGGTGGAAAAGTTTTTGCAACTGGTAAATTTTTAACTGAAAATTTACATGACTATAAAGGAATTAAAGTTTCTGGTAGCCATATGGTAAATGAAAATAATAAATGGATACGTGTCGCAGATAGTAAATACAGTAAAGTTGTAGATAGTAATGAGCATACAGTATATGTATTTGGTTCTGAAAATAGAAGAATTGTAATAGATAATATTTTATTTACAGATTACTTTGAAGTTTATGAACAAGAAAAATTAATTAAAGATGAAAACGATTTTTTTGATAACTGGCATGCATATGGAATTGATCGCAGTCAAGAAAATATAAAAGTTATTAATGCAAGCTAGACTATGGGATGTTGATAAAGACTATCCTACTATTTATAATTGGTGTAAAGAGTATACTAATCCACGTTGGGAATCTGTAATACCAAAAGAAGTATTACCAAAACATGGAGTAATGGTTATAGATAAAGAGCCTATCTGTGCATCAGGTTTATTTATAGATGATTCATCTAAACTAGGATTTATGTGGGGACTATTTTCTAACCCAAAAGTTAGTAAAATAAAATTATTTAAAGGAATGATTCTTTGTGTAGAAGAAATAAAAAATCAAGCTAATAAAAATAATTTATCTTTTGTTTATACTATTACTGGAGAAAGAGCATTACATAAATTATATAACGACTATGTTAAAATGGATATATGTGAAAATAATATTTATTCATACATAATAAATTTAAAACCAACTAAATATAAAATTTTAGATTGGATACAAAACTAAAGGAGAATATAAATGGCAGTAGAAGCTCTAATGAATAATCCACAAGGTGCTATGCCTATGGAACAAGGAGCACCTATGCAAGCTCCTATGCAAGGTGGAGGACAACCTCAACCAGTAAATATTAGCCCACAAGAATTTAAAAATGCAGTAGATAATTTATCTCCTGAAGCAGATTTAGCTTTAGAGCAGCATTTAACACCAGCTGTTAAAGGTGCAATAGGAGAATTATTTGGTCCAGAAATTATGCAAATGGTTCAAGACATTGGTCCTGAACAACCTACTGTAAGTTTACCAGTTTCTGTAATTGCATCTGCATTTCCAGCAGATAGCATTGAAGAGTCTATTCAAATGATGGAACAAGATCTTAGATCAAAAGTACAGACAGATATTCCTGATTCACCACAAGGTGGATTAGGCGGAGCACCAGAAGGTGCACCACAAACTAACGTGCCACCTTCTACGCCAATGATGGCTTAGAAGCACACGAGGGCTACCCTTCCCATAAGGCACCCAACTCAACTAGGAGGACAATATGGTTGAAGAAACACAAGATGTAGTAGAGACTACAGAAGAAGAACAAGTAGTAGAAACTGCACCTGAACAGGATCAAGTAGAAGAAATACTTGAGCCAACACCTTATCAAAATAAGTATAGAAGAGATCTCGATGATAAGGATACTGATACAGCTACCGAACAACAGGACACCGAAGAAGAAAAAGAGGCTACTCCTGAAGAACGCCCTGTAACAGCCGAGGAGAAGGCTTTTAAGAAACGTTATGACGATCTTAAACGCCATTACGACAAGACCTTAAGTAAGCATAAAAATGAAGTAACTAACTTAAGAACTCAACTTGAACAAAGCACTAATAAAATGCTACCACCTACTGATCTAAATGATTTAGCAGAGTGGAAAAAGAAATATCCAGATGTCTATGATATTATAGAAACTATATCTCTTACTAAAGCAGATGAACGTGCACAAAAACTTGAAGAGAAATATCAGTTTTTACAGGAGCAACAAACAGAAATTGCAAAAGAAAAAGCTGAAGTTGAACTTTTAAAAAGACATCCTGATTTTCAGGAGATCCGTGCTACTGATCAATTTCATGATTGGGCACAAAAACAGGATCCCACTATTCAAGGATGGTTGTATGAAAATACAGACAATGCTGATTTAGCTGCAAGAGCTATAGATCTTTATAAAATGGATGCTGGCATTACTACTAAAAAAAGTAAATCAGAATCTAAAGATGTAAAGAAGGAAGCCGCAAAAGCAGTTACATCAACTAAAAAGGGCAACCAAATTAGTGTTACTGAAAAGAAAATTTGGAGTGTTGATGAAATATCTAGGTTAAAACCTCATGAGTTTGATAAACACGAAAAAGATATTATGCAAGCTAGAAGAGAAGGTCGTATAAAGCAATAACAAAAACTTAACTAACGCTATAAAGGAGAAAAATTATGGCAGTATCAAGAGCTGCAGGTTATGCTAACCTGCCTAATGATAATTTCATACCTGAAATTTATAGCCAGAAGGTTCAAAAGTTTTTCAGAACTGCTTCGGTTGTTGAAGATATTACAAACACCGACTATGCTGGAGAAATTGAAAATTTTGGTGACACGGTAAGAATTATCAAAGAACCCGTGGTTACTGTAGCTAGTTACACTCGTGGCTCCGTTATCAATACACAAGAACTTGCAGACGATCAAATTACTTTGGTTGTTGACCAAGCAAATGCTTTTGCATTTAAAGTGGATGATATCGAAGAAAGACATTCTCATGTGAATTTTGAGTCTGTTGCATCATCATCTGGTGCATACGCTCTAAAAAATGCATATGATCAGAATATCATTGCTGCGATGTTTAGTGGTGCAGGAACTACAGTTGGATCAGATGGATCTGGACAAGATGTTGGAACGTACGCAGAAGGTACGTCTCTAGCTGGTTCACCTGAAATTGACCCAATTAACGTAATCGCAAATCACGCTAAAAGATTGGACTCTGCTGATGTTCCGATAGATGGAAGATGGTTTCTAGCAAGCCCTGACTTCTATGAAGAACTAGGTAAAGCCAACAACAAATTAATGGCTGATACTACTGGAGCCGCTGGACCACTAAGAAATGGTCAAGTGTACAATGGAAAAATCCATAACTTCACTATGTATCAAACCAATAACTTTGCTGCATCAAGCACATCTGACTTCTTCAAAGTGATGTCTGGACACATGTCTTCTACTGCAACTGCTAACCATATCGCAAAAATGGAAGTTGTAAGAGACACAGAATCATTTGCTGACGTTGTTAGAGGCTTACATGTCTTTGGCAGAAAAGTTCTAAGATCAGACGCTCTGATTGCAGAACACATTAAAATAGACTAAGGAGAATAATTATGGCTACATATAATGTGACAGGTCCTGGCGGAACAGCTGGGCACCCATCAAAATTGAGTGCTGGAATTAGGACTCCTTATTTGGTGGAAAATACAATCGATGTCTCAGCAATAAATGGTGACTCTGGAGCAGCACAAAATGATGTTCTAAGAGTACTAGATATTCCTGCTGAAACTCTAGTCCTGGAAGCTGGTATTGAAGTGCTTACTGCACTATCAAGCTCAGTTACACTTGATTTAGGTATCACAGGTGGAGACGTTGATAGATATGTTGACGGAGATACTAACGCTACAGGTTTCTCTGCACCGACAGCTACAGCTAGAACTATAGTTGCAAGTGCAGATACTCTTGACGTATTAGTATTAAGTGCAGCTTCAAGTGCGGGTAAGATCCGTGTTTTTGCTTTACTTTGTGACGTATCTGGTGTTGATGAAGATGATAGAAATACATCTACACAACACGACACAGCAGTGTAATAACTAACTAGAAGGGGGCATTTGCCCCCTTCTTTTAAATGGAAAAATATATGGGAATTATTGATTTAAGAAAAAAAACAAACGCATCAACAGGACAAACAAGAAGAAACCTTGGCGGACAAGCAGCAAGTTTAGAGTCTTTAAGAGAATTAGAAAAAAAAGTATTAGAGCAAGATAAAAAATTAGATAAGATATTAGAACTATTAAAGGATTAGTATGAATTACCTACAACTCACAAATGCAGTATTAGCAGAACTTAATGAAGTGCAACTTACTTCATCGACATTTACTAATAGTACAGGCATTCAAACTACTACTAAAGATGTAGTTAATAAAGCATTGCGAGATGTATATTCATCAGAGCTAGAATGGCCTTGGTTACATAGTGATAAAACTCAAGTAACATTTGCTGGACAAAAAGAATACGATTTACCTACTGATTACAGATCAGTTGATTTTGAGTCTTTTTATTTAGTGCCAACAGAATTAGTTACTAATTCTACATTTGATAGTAATATAACTAACTGGTCAACAGTATCGGGATCACCAGCATATAATTCTGGAGGTAATGGTAGATTAAGATTAAATGCAGCAGCAGCTTCTGCTAGCTTATCTACAGTAAAAAATAAATCTTATAGAGTACAAGTTAGAGTAATGGATACATCATCTAGTGGTTCTAGTTTAAAAGTACAAGTAGGAACATCAGCTGCTGGAACACAAAATTTAAACACTACAGTAACTGTAACAGATTTTGGAGATGGTAAAATATTAGATACTACATTTACAGCTACAGCATCTACATCTCATATCACTTTAGATAATGACGATTCAAATAATTTAGATGTTGATTATGTAAAAGTATCAGAAGATATAAGACCTAAAAAATTAGTGTATATAACATATGATGATTATAGAAGAAGATTTTTGTCTACAGCACAAACTAATAATAGTAATCATTATAACACACCTGATTTTGTATTTAGAACTCAAGATGATAAATTTGGCTTATATCCAATACCTGATTCTGATAAGTATACAATAAATTATGAGTATTGGAAAACTCATTCTGACCTATCTGGTGCTACAGATGAACCAGATATACCTGCAAGATTTCATGATGTAGTTGTATCAAGAGCAAAATATTATATTTATTCTTTAAGATCAGATCCACAGTTTACTCAATTTGCAAACCAAGATTTTTTATCTGGTATTAAAAGAATGAGAATAGAATTAATTAATGCACCTACTGAAATGCTAGATACTAGAGTTAATTTAGGGTATCATAGAAGGGGCGCAATTAGTGGCTGATACTTCACAGATATCTCCCTTTATATTTGGTTGTGGTGGTGGGCTTGTTTTAAACAAAGATTCATTTTCATACCAACCTGGAGAAACAAAAGTATTACAAAATTTTGAGCCAGATGTTAAAGGTGGCTATAAAAAAATATTAGGGACAACTAAATGGAACTCTAATATTGTACCGCAGGTATCTGCATCAACTGAAAGAGTTGTAATGTCAGCTATATTTGGTAGTGTAGTATTAGCAGGCAGAGGTGGTAGTATACATAGAGCAGCTACTGGATCAGGAAGTTGGACTTCTACTATAACAGGTTTAGGAACACCTACTACAAACTATGAGTTTAGAAAATTTAATTTTGATGGTACTGATAGAATAGTTATTACTACAGGAACTTCTAGCCCACAACTTTTAACTTCTGCATTTTCTGCTTCAGTTATAAATGCTACAGGGACAGCAAATTTTAAGCATGTAGAAATATTTAAGAATCATTTATTTTTTGCAGGTAACCCAAGTGCAGAGCAGCAGATTACTTTTATGGGTCCTTTTCAAACCAATGATTTTA